ATAGAGGTACCATCCATACATACGCTATCCGAATTGCCACCAAGCCCCGATAGCCGCGGGTTTTGTGGCCAACAGTCAGCCCTCGCCAGTCCAGACACACAACATCATATTTGGTAATTAGCTGGCACGGCAGGGCATCTATTCAGCGGGCGAGGGGCCAGGTTCCTAAGCATTGGGGCCTGGCACCGAGCCACCACGTTCCCGCTCTGAAAATTTCATCGGGCTTGCGGATCTGACCGCGCGCTAGACGCGTCATTAGGATCCACCGGCCCGCCACGCATCTCAACGATGCGCAAACCGGCGGGCCTCTAATCTCCTCCGCAGGTTTCCCGCCTGCGTACCCTGCGAGCGGTTTTCCTCATTTCCCACTCGCGCTTGGCCGGTTTGGATCGGGCGTGCCCGGTCGCCGGCCTTTTTTATTCGATCGTCGATATGTGTTTCATTCTGAGGTAAACGCGATGGGTGATATATCAAAGCATTTCGATCGCGCCGAGTTCGCCTGTAGTTGCGGCTGCGGGTTCAACACGGTTGATGTGTCGACGCTCGCCATGCTCGAGCAGGTGAGAGAGCACTTTGACAGCGCGGTGATGATTAACAGCGGCTGTCGGTGTGCCGATTACAACCGCCGGATCGGTGGCGCCACCCATAGCCAGCATATCTATGCGCGCGCGGCGGATATTCGTGTGAGTGGCGTGTCACCGGACACGGTGCATGACTTCATCGACAAGGTGCTGCTGGCCGGCACGGGCGGCCTGGGTCGATACAACACGTTCACGCACGCCGACACGCGCAGCAATGGCCCGGCCCGGTGGAGCGTCTGATGATCAGCCGAATCAGCGATAGCATTGTGGGCGTGGCATTTGTTGTGCTGGCAATCGTCAGCCTGTGGATTGGGATGGATTGAAGATGAGCGTCGCAGAGAAATCGCGCACGCTCGCGCGGCAGGTGGATGAGTGGCGAATCGTCCCGCGCCTGATGATCGCGCTGTATGGGACAGTTTGCTATCTCGCGTTCAGCTGGTTTGTTGGCCTGGAGGATCCGACCGTGGCGCAGACGACGTTTGCGACGGCGGTATGGGGCGCGGCTGCAGTCTGGTTCAAGTTTTACGTGGACTCTGGCCGCGGCACGCCGCGCGAGTAAGCGATGATTGCCGCGCTCCGGGGGTGCCGCTCTACATGATCGCTGCCCTGTTGGCCGCCCTGGTCACGACCGGCGTGCTGTTGCGCGGAGCCTGGCAGGACGAGGCGCGAGCCGAGGCACTGAATAGTCAGTGGCAGACGACGTTCGACGGCCAGCAGCGCGCTATTCAGAACATGCGCGCTTACCAGGCGGCCGCAGATAAGCTGGTACAAGAAACAGAGCAGGCGCGGCAGATCGAGCGCGAGCGCGCTTCGGGCCTGTCGGCGCGGCTTCAGGAGGCGTTGCGTGCAGACAGCGAGTACCAGACGTGTCGCGATGTGCGCCTGCCTGCTGATGCTCTCGATGCTATTGACCGCATGCGGGATCCGGATGCCACCGGCGCCGTCGACGACTGAGCGCGCGCCGCCACCCGCTGCGTTGTACGCCGGCGGGTGCCCGCTGCCGGGTCGGGCGGGTTCGTCGGTCGGCTATTTGGTGGAGTCGTATCTGCCAGCATTGATTGCTCAGGCGCGTGATTGTGATCGGCGTATGCAGGCTATTGCGGCCTGGGCTGACCGCGGCGCGAGCGGCACGCAGTGAGAATGACTCGGATCATCGCTGGCCTGCTGTGCGCCGCAGCGTTTGCTGTGGCCCGTCACGGCGCCCGATTGGCGCTGGCGCTGTTGGTGAGCGCGGCGCTGTTGTGTGGTTGCGCGCTGGTCCCGGCGCCAACGCTGGAAACAACCGGCAGCCTGCCCCTCGATAAGGCGCCGCCGTGGAGCGCCTTGAGGATGTACGAGGCCGGCCGTCGTGATGCGCTCGACGATCTGCGCAAGGCGGCGGTCTGGTCGCGCCCAATATATAGCTGCGATGACGTGGTGTCGTACGTCGACTCCGATCTGCCAGTGCCGAGCTGGAAGTCCCGCGAAACCGATATGAAGCTGCTCGACACATGCCGCAAGAACGGGAACTACAACGCCGGCCTGGCTGCGGAGATGCGGGCGGTGTTGAAGGCGGCCCAGTGAAACAGATCATGGACGACTGGGGCCGGCCGATTATCCTGTGGGCGGTCATGGGCCTGTTCGTGTTTGCCGGCGGCAGAGCGACCAGCGCATGGGACGCGATCGCAGAAAAGACCGAGAACGCGGTCAGTCAGCAGAAATTCGAGGGGCTGGATGACACGGTTCGCTCGCTGGAGCGCAGTCTCGATAAGCTGCTCGGCCTGCGCGGCGATATCGCCGTTCTCACGTCACAGATATCAGAGTTCAATTCTGCCGCTCAGGGGTTCGCTCTCACTCAGCAGACCGTGGCACGCAACGACAGTGAGATAACGCGTTTGCGTAAGCGCGGACAGTACATGCGGGACAGCGTCAACCGGGTATGCGAGCGCCTCGACATGGTTTGCGCGACACGCAATGCGATGTACGTGCCGCCCAGTCCATGGCCTAAGCCGCAGCACTATGGCCTGCGTGTGGCTCTACACGAGTCCGCGGGCGAGGGCTGGCGGGTCCGGTGGCCTGTTCTGCATGTTGGCCACGGCGCCTGATGCATGCTTGAAACTGAACCGAACCTGAACGAAAACCGAGGGGACCCTGGGCATTTGGCCTCTTGTTTACGAATCGGCGAAGTCGCGATTCTCGACCAATTTTCGACCCCCATAGGCAGCAGCAGCAGTCGAATCAATCGGTTGGTGCCTTTGAATAACGAGGCGCACTGACTGCACAGGGCTTGAGGTATTCCGGTGGGTGATGCAGCTGATATACGAAACGCATACAACTGGAACGTCACAAGCATCGCTCGTGCATTTGGACTGCACCGAAACACGGTCAGCGCTCGGCTCAGGGATTCTTCGATTCAGCCCGTGTCGCGCAAAGGCAACGCGCCGCTGTACGCACTGGCTGATATCGGCCCGGCGCTGTTCTCGGGCCGCGGCGTTGGCGGATCGACAATTTCGCCGGACGAGATGGATCCGCAATCGCGGCGGGCCTGGTATCAGTCTGAAAATGAACGGCTCAAATTCGAGACCGACCAGCGCCATCTGATACCGGATGATGAAATGGCCCGCGAGCAGGCGGTCTTGATGAAGGCGGTCGCGAACAGCATGGACAGTTTGCCGGACGTGCTCGAGCGCGAATGCGGCATGACGGGCGCCCAGCTTGAACTGGTGCAGACGGTCATCGACTCGATCCGCGAGACGATGTATATCGAGGCCGCGGAATGAGCTCAGCCAGCGCAGCGACTATCCGTCGCGACGTGGCTGAGATGCTCCGGCCGCCGAGACGTATATCAGTATCGGAGGCGGCGCAGGAATATCTGCGCGTGGTGGACGGCGGCGGCAACGTCACGCCGTGGTCGGCCACGATGACGCCGTACATGCTTGAGCCGATGGACTGCCTGTCGTCGCGCCGCCATGACGCGGTGGTGTTCATCGGTCCGTCCAGGTCGGGGAAAACATTAGCTCTCGTCGATGCGTGGCAGGCGTATTGCCGAACGTGTGATCCGGGCGATATGTTGATCACGCAGATCACGGAAGACAAGGCGCGCGAGTACAGCAAGGTTAGGATCGCGCGCCAGCTGCAGCACAGTCCGGAAATGGCGAAGCGGATCAGCCCGCGCGCCCACGACGACAACGTCCACGACAAGATTTTTCGCGACGGCTCGCTGCTGTCGATCAAGTGGCCGTCGAAGAACACATTCGCGAGTTCGGATTACCGCTACGTCGCGCTGACCGACTACGACCGCCTGCCGGCGAACATCGACGGCGAGGGCGACCCGTTCAGCCTGGCCAGCAAGCGTACGCAGACATTCCTGTCGCGCGGCATGTGCCTGGCCGAAAGTTCGCCCGGCGTGATCGTCGACGGCGACCTGGTCGACTGGCGCGCGCCGGACGATCAGCCCCACATGATGCCGCCGGTGCGGGGCATTTGCGATCTGTTCAACGGTGGCGATCGGCGGCGCCTTTACTGGCCCTGCGATGGCTGCGGCGGCTTCTATCGTCCCAGCCTGGAGAATTGGAATCACGAGCTGGCGCAGCCGGAATGCCCACATTGCGGGCACAACCCGGGAGAGATGGACAAGCGCCGCCTGAATAGCCATAGGCTCTGGCTGCCGGAGGGCTGCACGTTCAGCCCGAGCGGAACCGTACAAGGCGCGCCCCGCCAGACGCGCGCCGCATCATTCGCCATGGAAGGCCCGGCCGCCGCATATCAACCGTGGGGCAGCTTGTCGTCCAAACTGTTGTCGGCCGAACAGACCTACGAACAGACCGGCTCGCAGGAAACGCTGCAGACCGTCACCAACACCGACTGGGGCCGGCCGTACGTTACACGGCGCAAGACCACGGCACACTCGAGCGACCAGCTCGCCGATCGCGCCACGGTCGGCGAGCTCAAGGTCGTACCGGCCGGCGTGCGGTTTCTCACCTGCACCGTCGACGTGCAGGGAGGCAAGAGTTCGCGCTTCGTAGTGCAGGTGCACGGCCATGGCCCGGAGCGCGAGCGCTGGGTGATCGACCGGTTCAACATCAAAGAGGATCGCGGGCCAGACGGCACCGACCCGCCGACCGCGATCCGGCCGGCGACACAGCCGGAAGACTGGGACGTGCTCACGCGCGATCTGCTCGGCCGCACCTATGCGCTGGCCGGCGAACGCTCGCTGCGTATGCCGATCATGATGTTCGGCGTGGATACCGGCGGCGAAGCTGCGCGCGACGGCAGCGGCGGCAGCGTTACGCGCCAAGCGTACGACTGGTATCGCCGCATTGTCGGGCTCGGCCATGCCAAGCGCGTCATGCTGATCAAAGGCGCGACGCACAAACAACAGGCGCGCATACGCTGGACATCGCCAGAGAGTCGCGGCAAAGCCGGGGCAAAAGGCGATATCCCGCTCGCGATTGTCGACAAGGACCAGTTGATAGACGAAACCTACGGCCAGCTCGAGCGCGAGCTACCGGGGCCAAACTACCTGCATACGCCGGCCCGACGCAGCCAGAAAGGCGATCCGGGCATCGGCCAATGGTGGTACGACGAACTCGTCTCCATGGTGCGTAACGACAAGGGCCGCTACGAGCGCCGTACGTCACACGCCGCCAACGAAGCCATGATCCTGCTGGCCTACGATCTGGCGCTGCTCACACACCTGGGAAGCGAGAAAATCGATTGGGACAGCCCGCCCGACTGGGCGAAATCTTGGGACAGCAACCCGCTGCTCAAAAATCACGCGCTGCTCATGTCGCCGGCCCGACGCCGGCGGCCACGTCGCAGGCAAAGCCAGTATTTGAACAGGTGATCGCATGATGGCCACAATAAACATCGCCGCGGCACTGCTCAGCGACGACGACGCCCTGCGCATCATTCGAGAATTCGCCGAGCTGGGTTTCGACATCAACGCCACCGGCCCAACGGACGACGCCAGCTACGGCGCAGACCCAGCCGCAGCGCAAGACCCGGACTGCATGGCGCCGACCGACCGCCGCGCCTGGTATCAGTCCGAACTCATGCGCCAGCAGATCAATCGCGAGATGGTTGGCGCTCCGCCGCGCGGCTGGCAGATCAACGCTACCCGCGACGAGGTAGGCGAATAACTATGGCACTCACGCCGGAACAACGCGCCCAGCGCCAGAAATGGCTCAACGAACTCGAAGAAGCGCGCGCCTCGGGCGCCACGCGTATCCGCTACCGTGACCGCGATGTCACGTTTCGTTCGCTCGACGAGCTTGATCGCCTCATCCGCGAAGCGCACCGCGAACTGTCCGGCCAGACTCGAGTACGCCGCGCGCGCACGTTCGGCGTCTACAGCACCAAAGGCGTGTGATGAGCTGTCAAGGATTCCTTGACAGCTGCCGCCTGCGATACAGCTTTCCCAACCCCGGAACTTAAATGCCCGCAATCCTCGACCAACACGGCAATGCATTCACCCGTGTAGGCGGGAGCGTGCCCACGCCGTACGAAGCGGGCGGCCAAGGCCGGCGGCTGCGCGGCTGGATGGCTTCCGGAACCGGCCCCAACGACTCGGCCACCGGCAACGCGCAGACCCTGCGCAACCGCTCGCGCCAGCAGTACCGCAACAACGGCTACGCCCAGAGCGGCATCAACAAGTTGGTGTCCAATATCATCGGCACCGGCATCAAGCCCCGATCGGCCGCCGACGACAAGGGCTGGCAGCGCGCCGCGCAGATGGAGTTCGAGTCCTGGGGCGAAGAGTGCGACCCGGAGGGCGTGCTCGGCATCTACGGCTTGCAGGCGCAAGCGGTCAACGCCTGGCTGCAGGGCGGTGAGTGTTTCATCCGCAAACGTGACCGCCGCGACAGCGACGGGTTATCCGTGCCGCTGCAGATTCAGGTCATGGAAGCTGAAATGTGTCCGGTGAACTATTCGGGCAGCAATCCGCGCAACGGCAACGCCATTCGCCGCGGCATCGAATACAACCGCATCGGCCGGCGCGCGGCGTACTGGTTCTACAAGAGCCACCCGGGCGATGGCTGGATGATGGGCGTGGACGGCCTGCAGCTGACGAGGGTGAAGGCCGAAGACGTGATCCATCTGTTCGACCCGGTGCGTGCCGGCCAGACGCGCGGCATCATCAAGATGGCGCCGGTGCTGCTGCGCATGTACGACGTCGACAAATACGACGACGCCACGCTCATGCGCCAGCAGATCGCCAACCTGTACGCCGGGTTCGTGACCAACCAGTCGCCGGACAACCCCGCGCCGCTGCCGCATTCGCTGAGCGCCGATGAGCTCGACGCCAGCAACGACGACCCGGCGCCGATCGAAGACCTGAGCATGGAGCCCGGCGTGATCCAGGAGCTGCTGGCAGGCCAGGACATCAAGTTCGCCTCGCCGCCGGACGCCGGCAGCACCTACGGCGACTTCATGCGCCAGCAGCTCATGGCCGAAGCGGCCGGTCTCGAGATTCCGTATGAGGTGCTGACCGGCGACTTCAGCCAGATCAACGACCGCACCGCGCGCGTAGTGCTCAACCAGTTCTACCGGCGCGTGCAGCAATGGCAGCAGCATATCGTCGTGCACCAGATGTGTCGGCGCATATGGGCCGATTGGTTCTTGCCCAAGGCGATCTTGACCAACGCGCTGAGCGCGCCCGGATTCGACGCCAACCCTGAGCAATACACCCGGGCCAAACATATCCCGCAGGCCTGGCAGTACATCCACCCGGTGCAGGACGTCCAGTCCGACCGCGAAGCAGTACGTGCCGGCTTCAAGACCCGCGGCGACGTGATCAGCGAAAGCCGCGGCGAGGATATCGACGACGTCGACGCCCGCCAGGCAATGGAGAACACCGGCGCCGACGATCTCGACCTGGTGCACGACACCGACCCGCGCCAGACCGATAACAGCGGCAAGCGGGTGGA